CATAGTAAGATCCAGTGGTAATTGGTTTAATAATTGGATCATTATTCCACTTCTTATCACCTTGGCCTGGTGTCATTCTCTGCATGTATTGTCTATACTCATCAGTGCCTACATCATATGCCTCTGTCAAGTCTCTCAACCATGACTTAAACATGGTAGACTCTGGAGTTTGTACGATAACATGATTCGCACCTCTCCTAATAATTCTACCTCTCACTCCAGTATTTACATTCTCTACTAAAGTTCCTACTTTGAAACACTCTTCTCTCAAATATGCAATCCTTAGTCCAAATGGATCTAACTTAGGTGCATACTGCCATGTTTCTAGAGCGGGTCTAATTCTTTTAGAACCATTTGCAAGTTGATCTTGAGTTACTCCCATTGACTTCTTAAGAAGGTTGAAAAGATTCTTCTTTTCCATATTACCTATGTTAGGAATACCTTTAGCAAACATCTTGAAATCATCTTTGGCAGCAGCATCTCTCATCTTAGATGCAGACATACCCTCAATTCCCTCTGCGTCTGGGTCTCTTGCACCAGCAGATATGACTTGAAGATCTTCAAAATCATACAAGTCACCATTATATTTCTGTGCAAGACTCTGGAACTCAGAGAGTCTATCCTGTCCTACAACTATTGTTACTCCTTTATATCCCAGATTGAAACAAGCACCAAGAACATCAAAGATGGTTCTTCCATTAGGATCATCCTTGATACTATCCTCATAATCAGGGAACATCTTCCTCATATATTCTATCTTCGCACCAGGCTGTAGAGGATTCTTCTTAGCATCTACACTACGACTTGGATATATCTTCAAGTCATACTTCAATCTGCTTGCCTCTGACTGAGCTTTCTTTAATAACTTTTCGTGTCCTACTGTTGGTGGGTTGAATCTACCAAATACAATTACCGCACCCTCACTCGTAGGCATCCCCATAACTTCCGCCGACTGTGTTTGTGCATCACCTGGCTCTGGAGCCTTCCTAGCATCAGGGGCAGGGTCTGCTGGTTGTTGGGACTTGGTAGCAGAGGGAGTTGCAACAGGTGCTTTTTTCTTTGCAGTAGGTTTCTCAGGCGTGGCCACCTTAGTAGATTTAGGATCTTCAGTCTCGGCCGCACCTTTTCCTCCTGTGTATTTAAGTTTACCGTTAACAGTCTTAGCTACAAAATTACCCTTTGCATCATACCATCCGCCGTGACCATCTCCCTTCAAGCCCTTTAGTTTGGCTTCAGTGGAGGCGGCAGTCTTGACAGCTTCTGTTAAAAATTGACCGAAGGATTTCACAAAATTCAGTAGACGATTACAGTTTTATTTATCCTATTAAGATATTTTGTTAAATTTAACAGCAAGGTTTTGGAACTGACCTAATTTGTGCATTGCACCTACTTTATTAGTTCTAGTAGTGAAAGCCATTGACATGACTGAACCATCACTCAACATAATATTAAAATCCTGTTTACCACTACCTACTGATGCCCTTACACTTGTAACAGCAGACAAGGCCGCAGAGAGTTTTTCATTAGTATTATCCAAACTAGCATCAGTCTCAGTTGCTTTGATTGTTATTGCTGGAGTTCTAAAACCAGAGTATGCAATCTTCTGAGTGATGTACTTTTTAGCCATGGTAAAATTACCATTGAAGAGATTGATTAATTCTTCTCTTACAATACCCAAATTTATATCATACAACCTATTATATTCTGCCTCGTTCTCCTTTTCAAACTCAAAGGTCTTGACTGCCAACCTTGATGTTCCCCAAAAAGCTTTATCAGATGCTTCGATACCTTCTATAGATTCATACTGTGGCCACAATCTATCTTTGATTGCATTATATCTGTTCTGTTCACCAAAGAAATCAAAGATAGGTTTCACATATGTATTCAGTTTGGGTTCGGCAGACTTGGCAGTTCCAGCCTTCAAACTAATACCTAACATACCACCATTTCTATACTGAATAAAAATATCGCCAGGATGACTTCCCTCCACACCAGTTGGTTTTGCTCTGTATCCCCAATAACATTGAGAGATAGGATGTTTTGCATTATGAGATAACAACCACTTAGTTATATTTTTTGCATTAGTAACTTTTGTTTGGAACGAACCAGTCTCCGCTTGATCTATAAATTTCTTTCCAGCAAGTGCATCCTGTGATGTGAGATAGTATCCACCAGAAGGACTATTAGCGTTTCTAACTGCTTGATAAAAATCTCTGACTGACAAGTTAGGACTGATACCATTCATGAAAGCAATACATGGGAACAGTTCTGTGATGGAGGAGTTCAATGTTGTCATTGACATTCCACCTGTTTTTGGTTTGTATATAAACGTCAAAATAGTTCCATCACTCATCCTCACACAGGACACAGGAATGGAACTAATAGATCTTTGTTCGTTATATACTCTACCCAATCTAGATATCAAAGACTCTACGGCAGCTTTAGTGCCATCTCTATCATTAGATTTTACAACATAGGTAACTTGTTTAGAAGTTGCACCCTTGACAGATACATCCCTATCGGGAATGTTTATCTCTTGTAAAATCTGATTGAGTTCTAATACTTCTTCAGCAGATCTAGCCATGAGTTTTTGATACTATTTAGAGGTCTCCCTCCTGTCTATTCTCAGAATAGAATACATCAAAACTACCGCCAGGATATCTTTTTTCCAGTTTCTTAACATTGGTTGCGATTACATCATCAAATGATACATCCAATGCCATACAAGCATTTGCTACATACCACATGATATCACCCAGTTCTGTGATAAGATGATGTTTGTTTGCTCCGTTCCAAGGTTTTCCTTGAAACACCATCTTCTTTACAATCTCAGTGAACTCACCAGCTTCGGCGGACATACCAACCGCAGAGGTCAAAAGCCTTTCAATGTTCGCACCCTGTCCATCCAACTCAACCATGCGGTCAGCGAGATTAACAAAGTCCTTTGAAGCGTCAGAGGTTACGGCATCTACGAATGTTTCGTACCTTTTAAAATCAATAGTCATTAGAATGTCAACTTTGCGAACTTGTTTTTAATCTTTTTAGATTCGTCATTATTATACTCTTCTTCCTGTCCACTGTCAACTATATCTTCCTGAGCACTCTGGTCACAATCATATAGTTTCATCTTTGCACGATCAATACCAATCACAAATCTCTTGTTTCTGTTCAGATCATTGTATCTATTCTTCAACTGTTTGACCATGATCTGATTTACTTCCTCTAATTCTTCTGTAGAAATAAGAGCAAACATAAGGTCGGCAGTAGCGGGAAGACCGAATGACTCAGAGGTATCTGTAAGATCAACGTCACTGTTAGAATACCCACTACGAGTGGTTTGAGTCGCTGATACGATAGGGACATCTGTTTCGACTGCAAGACCTCTAAGTTCTTCAGCGATTGCTTTGATGTAGGAGTATGAGTTGACATTGGAACCAGCTCTATAACGAGAGGATGCACATATATTTAAGTAGTCAATGAAAATGATATGTGGTTTGAAAGATTTCTTGAGTGCAAGTTCATTCAACAAACCTTTGAAATGTCCTGAGTGTGCAGCAGCAGTAGGATATTCTTTGATGATAAGACTACCTTGAGTTTTCTCTGATAGTTTAGTGACTTTACTCTCAAACATCTGACGAGGAATATCCGTCAACTGTTGTACAGGAATGTTTAGAAGATTAGCATCAATTCTCTCAGCAATTTTCTCCTCAGCCATCTCAAGCGTGATGTATAATACGTTCTTGCCTTGGAGTAACACACTGCTTGCGACATGACACATAAACAAAGACTTACCAACACCAGTGCCAGCGAGAGCAATATTGAGTGTTTTATTTGGAAGGCCACCCTTTGTAATCTTGTTGAAAAATTCGAGGTCAAACTCGATTCTGTCCTCCTTCTTGTGGTAGAAGTCAAATCTCTCCTCATAGTCTTCTAGGTAATCGTGTCCAACATGATTATCAAACCCAACAGCAAGTGCATCTGATAGGATAGCAGGGATAGCATCAACACCTTTCTTGATATCATGTCCATCTGCAATAGAGATACTTTCGACCAGTGCAAGATAGATTGCTCTTTCCTTACACCATTTCTCTGTAGTATCTATCAGCCAATCATCTACGTTCTCTTCAGTCTGACTTGTTTGCTTGAGATAATCTAGAATTTCTTTGTAAGTATCATCATTAATATCTTTCCTCTTCTCACATTCAATAGAAAGAATCTCTATAGTAGGACATTTATCATACTGTACAATAAACTTAGCACACTCATCAAAGATTATCTTCTCATGTGCTTTGTCAAAGTAATCTGGTTTTAAAAAAGGAAGAACCTTCCTAGTATATTCCTCATTACAGATAAGATTCTTGATGATGGTATTTTCAATAGTTTCAATCATTGATAATGAAGATATGTACTCATGATATACTTTGGTGATCCGCCCTTGACATGCAATCCTCTATGTGGATACTGCCATGTAGGAGGGAATACTAACACTTTACCAGTTTCAGGCGTAACTGTCAATTCATTGTAAGGAAAATCAGTCTCTCCTCCTACAAAATCATCATTAAGATAGAATAGGAAAGCAAGATATCTCTTCGCAGTCATATGATCTTGAACATCAGTATGCAATCCAAACTGATCTACTTTGCCTGGATTATATTTTTTGATTCTAAACTCTTCAAAGTAAAACTTATCAGGAAACCACTCAATATATTCTGGCAGATCTTTCTTATATTTCTTTAAAATATCTACAGTTTTATAACACAATAACTTTACGAACTTACCATACTTACCACTAGAGTTTATATTGACCTGAGTAAAGTTAGGCACACCAGCATTGTCTACCCTCTGTTGTTGAGAGGTTTCAAATATTTCTATAATAGATTGGCATAGTGTTTCATCAAAAACCTCATAGGTCTTGATGAATTTATCCATAGCTAAAGGTCTCCCCTGCAATCTCCTCCAACTTTGCCATAACCTCGTCAGTGAAATATTCTTCGGGGGAAGCCAATATTTTCTTTGCGTAGACTTTTTTGCCGTCGATTTCGTATCTGCCTGCGACATTCTTCCAAAGTCCTCCAAGTTCACCAAGTTCTAAGAGACCATAATATCTATCCAATCCACGTTCATCATAGTAAAGTCTGATCTTGACTTCCTTATTTTCTTTACTCAGACGCGACTTTGCTGTCTTAGCTTTAATAATATTTCCAACGACTTCTGTTCCTTCCTTTTCTTTAGCTTTGCTGAGATAAATGATCGTGCTTGCTGCATACTTGAGACCGCTGCCTCCGCCCATTTCTTTGGTGGGAACGTATGATCCGATGACATCATAGGTGTGATTTGTAACTATAAGTGGGATGTTTGCTTGACCAAGTTTCAAGGTAAGCATACGGAACGCACCTTTGACAAGTTGTGATTTGGTCATGTCACGAACTTGTTTATCATTCAAGGCATCTGTAATTTCTTTCTCTGTGGAAAGCATACCTAGAGAATCTAGAACAAACATACAAGGTTTACGTTTGTCTTCATCTGTCTTGAGGTATATATCAACTGCTCTAAGTGCCTTTGATCTAAACTCCTCAATGGTTACCACATTGACAACCACGAGCCTTTCGAGATCAATTCCTCTAGACTCAAGAAGTCCCCTGTTGACAGCAGCTTCAGTATCAAAATATAGACAATACCCATCAGGGTTACTGTCAAGGAAATTTTTAACGACAGCGAGGCTGAAAAAAGTCTTTCCAGTAGAGCTTTCGCCAGCAATAGCAGTAATCTTGTTCCTAGATACACCACCAAATATACTGCCTGATACAAGCCCGTTAAAAATGTACGAACCTGTGTCCACATATTCTTCAGTGGATTCTGCCTCTGAGGCGAGTTGGGTGTACTCATCTCCTATCTCTTTAACTATTTCTTTTAAAAAATCCATAATGATTCACTTCTATTATAATTCTACCATGGACCACAATAAATTACCAGCGATTGATATTCTTGGTTCATCTGTGTTATAGAATGGATACACTTGATGATGCAAACTCGAAGGAAATAACATCAATGTGCCTTCCATTTCTGGACTCATGAAGATGGGATACTCAACAGTATTCCCTAGAATATCAGTGTATGTAAACTGGAAATCAGATGCAGCTTTGGAATGGAATGGTAGGTTGTGTTGATCCTCATAGTGTGTGGGGATCTTCATCCAGATCACAAATGATGTGATGCCTGTGTGAGCATGTTCTGGATTGAACTCAGTTTGATATTGATAGTTGACCCACCAATTCATTCTAAATTCTGGTTTATACTTTAGATCTAAATCTGGGTCAAGATCTATGGGAGGAAAGTAATGTTTTGGATCTTCATCTAACAGTTGTTGTGTCAAAGGACCTACAACTTCATTTTTAAATATGTGATCCACATCTTTCAATCCCAAACTGCCAGTTATATTTCCAGCAAGTCTGTAACTGTAATCGTTACTGTTGTTGACATTATCCTTCTCCGCCTGTTTAATCACAGACCAAAGATAATTCATCCACTTATCATTAAGTTTAGTTTTATATAATGGAAGATTAGGTAATTGAAAACCCTCCCAAGATACATCACTCATCTCTCTTTGGATAATAAACTTCAACGTAAGATTCACACTTAGGGCAGTGGAGATTAGTTACGAAACTATACTCCTCTGCAAAGGGGCAGTCATTGTCCCCTCCCCATATAAGTTCAGTATTACAATGCCAGCAATTCATTTCTTGAAAACTCCAAGTCTGACTAAAAGATACATTGACAATACTGTCCAGAATACAACTTCTAATCCTATGTTATTCATTAGATACCTACAATTTTTCGTTGTCTCTCAAAGTAGTTATGAAGCAACCATGAACTACTATTTTTCTTATCAGTTCCTCCGACACCGAACTCCATTTCAACTCTAGGATCATTACCAAACTTATCCATCTCTGGTGTGTTATCTGATCCCCTGTCTCCACCATTGGCGAAGACTACAGTTTGTGCAATCTCTAAACATCTTTCGATTGCATGGCAGGCAGAACCGTGTTCATCATCTTCTACTGTGATCACGGCATCAACAACATCTAAATGTCGAATGATCTCTGCCCGTTCTTTCCATGACATGAAGTATTGTCCTTTCTTCTTAGTCAACCATTCTTCTGTGTTCAACCCCACTACTAGGTAATTTGTAAGATCTTTTGCTTGCTCGAAGTAAGCAATGTGGCCACTATGAAGAGGATCAAAACCGCCTGTGACTAGAGTAAGTATTCTCTTCTTAGTCATCAAACTCTCCTTTTCTAGCTAAGTATACTTTAACATCATTATACTCTCTTTCTATACTTTTTGCAAACCAGTTGGCAGGGTCTCTAGATTCAAAGACTTTCATCTGTCTGTCAGAGAATATGCCGTCATCTGTCCAGCATACAATGTATCGTGTCATGAGAAGAATGATTCAAGTGTGTTCTTGCGTTCGGTCTCCCAACCGATGCAATCAAGGATAACCTTTACAGGTTCCATAAATGACTTATTGAACTGTAGTTCATAGTCAATATGTTTATCTAGGTCAAGTTCTGTTGGGAAATCTTGAATGAAAGATATAACATTTTCGTGCATCCAATTTGGTGTCTTCAAGTAGCAGAACTTAATCTTCTCACCATTTTGAATAGCAGCATATTTATTAGTCAACTTCTTCTTCTTTGTGTAGTGATTATATAAGATTGCACCACGAACATGGATAGGGCATCCCTTGTGATACATGTCTGTAGATGACTTCCATTTCTCTACGTTTGATAGACTACGAGGAAAAGCAACTTCCTCTGGTGGTAATGATTTAAACTCTGCCCTACACTGTTCAATATAGTCGATCACTTCATCTTCTGTTCCCGACATCAAAAGTTTGAAAGCATCTTTCAAGAACTTACGACATGGTGCAGGGGTAGAAGTTTTGATTGCTTCAATACCCATGATCTTAAGTTTTGCCTGTTCATATCTCACACCCTCACTATCCCATACGTTGAGAATATATCTTTTCTTTGCAGTCCAAATACCACGATCAGCGATATTCTCCCGCTTCATGATCATCTTCTGGTCGTAGGCGTTGACGTATTCGGCCAGTTCTTGGTAAGAACTCTCAATATAAGGCTCAAGTTCCATTTCACACACCTTATTAAGGAACGAGACGATGCTTTCAGTAGTCGCTTCTCGGCTTTCGTATACACGGTCAACCAAAGGACCCATATGCAAATAGATAGAATCAGTATCACTAGCAATAACATAATCTTTATCCTCCGTTTTTAAGATAGTATTCATTTTTTTATTCATTTTGTTCTCAATCCATCGGATTGATACTTGTCCAGATAGAGTGATGGCCTCTGCGTTCGCAAGTTTGTAATAACGAAAGTATTGATTACCAATAGCGCCATAAGCACTATTAAGGGCGATCTTCTTGGACATTTGGACGTTGTTGCATCTTGCAATCTCTTTTTCCAGTTCCTTAGTAGGGGTTTTTTCATAGGCTTTCTTTGCTTTGATCATCCTCTTCTTGAAGATGACACGTTCGTTATACATCTTCTCCATCAACTCAGGGAGAAAACCTTTCTTTTCCTTACTATACATTGCACCATTGGCACAAACTGCATAGTCCTTGTACATTTCAAAGGTAATCTCTTGATTGAGAAGTTTCTCCACCGTGGCACTAGGATGTTTCTTTTCCTGTAGTGTTTCTGGGGAAATATTGTACTGCATGATGAGGTGTGGATACAGTGAGTTCAAGTCAAAAGAAACCACCCAGTCATACTTACCAGGCTTAGGTTCTTTCACATACGCACCAGCATACTTTTCATCCTTCTTATTACGATCCTTTTGTGGGATCACAATATTTTTCTTCTTAAGATAGTTGTAGATGATTGCATCCCATGTGCGAACTTGGAAAGCAACGTCACTAAAGTTTATCTTGGCATCATATGCTCGAGTACAACATAGATCAATCAACTTGAGTTTATCCTCAAGACGGTCAACCAGTTCCACGTCAACGATGTTGTAATCTACAAACTTCTGCCAGTTCTTTGTATAGAACTCACGGAATGTATCGAACTCACTGTGATCCAACTTCTGTTGACCGAGTTCCATCATGGCAATATGATCCAATCGGAAACTCTCTTGGTTAGGAGTTGCAGGGGATTTCTTGTATAGATCAAGATAGTCAATGATAGAGATGCCTGCCAGATCATATGAGATATTATCTCGACCAGCAATCTTGATTTCATTCTTACGAACCACACCCCAAGGAGAGAACTTCTTAGTCATCTTCTCACCCATAAGTCGTTCTACCCTACCTACAAGGTAAGGGATATCATACAGTTCACAGTTCCACCCTGTAATGACCTCAGGCGTGTGTTTCTGCCACCAGTCTAGGAATGTATAGATCAGACCTTCCTCGTTATGGCAGTCAATATATGAGTAGTTCTTTCTGTTCGGATTGGTCTGGTATGGACGTGATCCGAAGGTAGTAATTCTTTTGGTATTGTAATCTTGTACGGTGATTAGAAGTAATTCTTCTGCACAATTAAAAACATCGGGGAATCCACTCTCTGCGGCAACCTCGATGTCAATGGTGATTAGATTAATTTTGCTCAGGTCAAACTTGATCTCATCTTCTGGGTAA